ACTGGGATAGTGTTGCAGCATCTTCTCCCAAGGCCGAACTGTTAGGAGATTATGACAAGGACACCATTGGTTTACAAGCTAGGACGATCTCAAAGGGTATGAGAAAGATAACCGGTGTGATCGCAAATCAAAATGTGCTTTTTGTCATTCTCAATCAGATTCGAACCAAGATCGGGGTTATGTATGGAGACCCAACAACCACCCCGGGTGGAAAGGCAATTCCTTTTCACTCTTCAGTCCGGATCAAGTTGGGAGCAGGACAAAGGATTGAAAATAAGGACAAGGAAGTAATAGGGATTCACGTCTCAGCCAAGACGATCAAAAACAAGGTAGCTCCTCCTTTCCGGACATGTAATTTTGAGATTCATTTTGGTATTGGAATAAAAGAACACGAACAGATATTTGATGTGCTTAGGAAACATGGTCCCGAAGTGATCGATGGGAAAGAGATATCCGTCTCTGGCACCGGTACATGGAAGCAGCTAAAAGTGATTGATTCAAAAACAGGTGAGATCTTACATGAGAAAAAGTTCTATAAGACTGCGTTTGATGAGGTTATAGATGACGATGTGCTTGGTGTTTATGTTGATCAATTATTGGAGAAAACCCTTGTTAGATCTTCCATGTCAGTCAAGGATATGGACATAGATGCTGAGTCTTATGAAGAAGTCCGGACAATTGCCATGAGGGTTGAGGATGACCTACTAGATCCGGAGGAATAAATTGGGCCAGTATGTCGATCGGCCATTTTTAATAATAGACGGATTAAACGTTCATACGCGGCACTTTATTGCCAATCCTACAATGAGCGCGCTGGGTCACCACGTGGGTGGAGTTACCGGTTTTCTAAAGGGGATAGAGCTGCTTGTACAAAAAATTTCACCCCAACGTGTTATAGTCATTTGGGAGGGTGGCGGGTCTCCTAGACGAAGAGCGATATATCCGGACTACAAATCCAAAAGGAGACCTCAGAAGCTCAATAGGTATTATGCAGGTGATATTCCTGACACTGTTGAGAATAGAAACTATCAGATCATGTTACTGATTGAATTATTGCGTTTAACTCCAGTGAACCAGGTTTATGTCTCTGATTGTGAAGCGGATGACGTGATAGGGTATTTGATTCGTCACAAATTAAGGGATAAAAACTGTGTGATTATCTCATCAGATAAGGATTACTATCAACTTCTCAATGACAAAGTGACTCAATGGTCACCAGGCCAGCGCAAGTTTATTTCTAGTGATATCGTTTTAGAGAAGTTTGGTATACCTGTTCACAATTTTTGTGCAGCTCGTTCTTTTATAGGTGATCCTTCCGATGGTATACCCGGAATCAAGGGTGCTGGGTTCAAGACATTAGCGAAACGTTTCCCGGAACTCAATAGTGAAAATGATGTGTCTGTTAATGATATTATCGGACTTAGCAAATCCAGGGCTCTTGATAGCAAGATCAAACTATTCAGGGAGATAAATGAGAATCATGAAATCCCAAAGAGAAACTGGAAACTGATGTATCTAGACATGATAAACCTGGCAGCTTCACAGATCCAAAAAATTGAGTTTTCAATTGATACTTTTGAACCCCAGCGGAATAAGATAGAGTTCATGAGAACCATGATTCGGGAAGGAATATCAACGTTTGATACAGACGCCTTCTATATGTCTTTGAATTCTATTTCTAGATGAGGATTTAGATCAATAATGTCCATAGAGATCATAAATAAAAATGTGAGTTTTTCGCACTACGGAAAGCCTTTTCAAGAAAAAATATTCCAGGGTTTAATCACAGATCGCAAATGGGCAGCTCAAATTCTTGAGGTAATGAATCCGGATTTTTTTGATGTTAGATATTTGTCTTACTTAACGGAGAAGTATTTTGCATATTATCACAAGTATAAGTCATTTCCAACGCTTTCTTTGTTAATCACAATCATAAAGGAAGATCTGACTGAGAATAATGATGAAATACTTCGTGATCAAATCATTGAGTTCTTATATCGTGTTAAGACAGATCCGGATGTTGGAGACATTGGGTATGTAAAAGAGAAATCGCTAGATTTCTGTAAGAGACAAGCATTCAAGAATGCTCTAGAACAGGCTGTGGAGTTGATTGCTACTGATAAGTTCGAAAGTGTCGTTGGACTTATGAAGGAAGCGGTGTCTGTTGGTATGCCCAGTTCCGTTGGCCATGATTTTTTTGAAGATGCAGACGCAAGATTTGTCAAGACTAGCCGTCAAGCATGCCCTACCGGAATTCCCAGATTGGATGAAAAAGACATCATGCGAGGTGGTTTAGGACGTGGCGAAATCGGAGTCATCACAGCCAATACAGGCGTGGGAAAGAGTCATTTTCTAGTGGCCATGGGTGCTAATGCAATGCGAGCCGGAAAAAATGTCGTTCACTATACTTTTGAGTTAACCGAGCATGCTGTTGGGTTAAGATATGATTCTAATTTGTGTGGTATACCAAGTAATGAAATTCAAGATAAAAAACAAGAAGTATTAGACAGATATAAGGATGCAGAACTGGGCAGGTTAATAATTAAAGAATATCCGACTGGTTCGGCTTCGGTTATTACGATCAGGAATCACATAGAAAAACTTATGTTAAAATCTTTTATTCCGAGTCTCGTGATTGTAGATTATGCTGATATTATGAGATCCACCAGAAGTTATGATTCTCTAAGACATGAATTAAAGTTGATCTATGAGGAACTTAGAAATCTTGCGATGGATCTAAGCATTCCGGTCTGGACCGCATCACAGGCAAACCGTGACTCTGCAAACTCTGATATCGTTGGTCTTGAGAATATGTCTGAGGCGTATGGGAAGGCCATGGTTGCCGATGTTGTTATCTCTATATCAAGAAAACCAATGGAGAAATCTACTGGTGTTGGTCGTTTGTTTATTGCAAAAAATCGAGCTGGGAGAGATGGTTTAATTTTTCCAATACACATTGACACATCTAGATCTATAATTGAAATAGTAGATGAGTCAGATCTGACTTTACAGGAAGTCGTGGAGAGTGACAAAAATGAGATGAAAACTTTGTTGAAGAAAAAGTGGCGAGAAGTAAGTAAGATATAGTATAAGGAAATTATTACGAGGTGTGGGATGTACACATTTGATGATGCTATTAAGGCATCAATCGAGTATTTTGGAGGAGATCAATTAGCTGCCAATGTTTTTGTCACGAAATATGCTCTAACCGATAAAGGTGGTGTAATTTTTGAGGCAACTCCAGATGATATGCATCATCGTCTGGCCAGCGAATTCGCAAGGATTGAAAAGAAATATCCTAATCCGCTGAGCGAGGATGAGATATATTCCCTTTTTAAAAACTTTAGATATGTTGTTCCGCAGGGCTCTCCGATGTCCGGTATTGGAAATCCCTATCAAGTTCAATCAATCTCAAACTGTTTTGTTGTTGAGTCACCACACGATTCTTATGGTGGCATTCTTAAGACTGATCAAGAGATAGTACAGATTGCCAAGCGTCGAGGTGGTGTTGGGTTTGATTTATCGACGATCCGACCCCGGGGTGTTTCAACTGCAAACTGTGCGAGAACAACGGACGGAATAGAGGTATTCATGGATCGCTTCTCAAATTCGTGTCGGGAAGTTGCTCAAAACGGCCGGCGTGGAGCGTTGATGTTGACCATCTCCGTTCATCACCCTCAGATAAGGGATTTTATAAAAATCAAACGTGATCTCATGAGAATAACTGGTGCAAACATTAGTGTGCGGTTGTCTGATGAGTTTTTAAATGCAGTTGAGAAAGATTCTAGCGTACAGTTACGCTTCCCGGTTGACAGTGGCACTCCAGATATATCAGAACATGTTAATGCTCAAGAGTTATGGGATGAGATCATTGAAAGCGCGCATGCTTGTGCAGAGCCCGGCTTGTTATTTTGGGACACGGCCAAGAGATTAACACCCTCGGACGTTTACACAGAATGTGGTTTTGGATCTACATCAACCAATCCCTGTGGCGAAATTATTCTGTCACCCTATGATAGTTGTAGATTGATGGTTGTGAT